TTAGATGCTGTTGCAATAGATTTTTCAAGAACAATAAACAATCTACGAACATTGATACGATCAAATGCTGAAGGTTGTGATTGCATTGTCTTATCGCCAAACAGTACAGTACCTTGACCAGGGAATGAAGCAACAGGGTTAACCGCAACTTGATACAACGCATCACGATTAGATTGTGTTGGATTCCATGCTAATTTAATAACATTCTTGATCACACCACGAGTATAACCTGCTGGTGAGTACCATGGATTGTTGTTTGTATCAGTATAGACACACAGACCAGCAATATCGCCGTTCAATGGAACCCAACGATATGTATTGTTATAGCGGTCAAACAAATACTTCCAACCAGAATCTGCAAAACCGTATGAACCAATTGGACCACCAGTAAGAGAAGATAAACTATTTATCCATGTTGTAACTGAAGATTGTTCACTTCCTGAGTTATTAACAACTGATGAATATGGTGGAGATACAAATGCAATTGCATCTTTTCTCGTTGCAGCTGTATTGATTGCATATGTTTGTACTGCTGTGTTTGTGTATGGACCAGTCATAATCAACGAAACGGTTGTTTGAACTGGATCAGCAAAATAAGACATTGCATTGATAACATCTGCATCAGTTACAGAAGCATCATTACCACCAGACAAAGCACTAGTAAATGAACCAGATAAAACAGCAAAATTTGTATTAGCAGAAATTTTACCCCATGTGTTTGATGTACTTGAATAATTCACTGGATCTACTGCAAAGATGTATTTTGAGTTATTGAAAATTGCATTTTTGTAATAGTTTGATTGTCCATAAGAATCCATACTGTCATAAGCTTTAGAAAGATATGAGAATGTTTCAAGAACAGTACCTTTTACACCACTGAACAAACCGCCAGTATCAACAACTGCAATATGAATTTGGTCGTTTGCGCCACCAACTTGACTTACTGAGTAACTTGTGCTTGGTTGAGAATTAAAAAAACTTGACAAAGCAACATTAGCATAGTTTGTGCCTGTTGCATTTATTAATGGAATATTCCATGCAGAATACTGCGTTGAGTTTGCACCAGCATCAATAACAGAAACTGTTAGTGAGTTACCAAGAGCGCCTGGATAACGAGCAATAAAAGGACCATATGTATTTGCAGCACCATTAGGTAAATATGTATATTGGAATACATCATTATTTACAACTTGAATTGTTGCTGAACTATTTGAAGTTGCATTATATGAGTTTGCATTTGCTGCACGTACAACTTGTAAATTGTTACCATAAGCCAAGAAAGAAGCAGCGGTAAAAAATGATGTTGCTGTGTTGTTATCTGGATCACCAAATATTGATATTAGTTGGTTCTCATTGCTAATTGAAATTATTTTTTTTGCTGGTCCCCAGTTAAAAGCACCTGCATAAGCTCCGGCAGTAGTTAAAACAGAAGGAACAACTGTTGTTAAGTTGGTTTCTGTTACAATTACGCCTGGAGATAATTGAGCTATTTGCGCCATATTGATCTTCTCCTTGAATTATTCTGTTATAGGTACATCGCACCATTTAATTATTTATGAATCATTATTTTTATAGATTTTTCATAAGGTCTCGCATAAACATACCATATGTATCTCCTCCAAGATTTGCATCCCATAAATCTCCATCAATCAATTCAAGTTGCATTTGCATACTATCATCTAAAATAGGTGCAGGTAGAGTTTCATCATCCATTTGATTCATATTTTCTAACTGCATCTGTTTACGTATATCATGGTCAACAATTTCTTTGAAATACTTTTGTGTAGTTGCCCAAGCAAAAAGTACTAAAGATGTAACTAAATCGTCATTCGAACCTTCATCTGCAGCAAAAGAATTGTTTTTCGCAATAAAAGTAGTTAATTCTGAGATTGTGTCGAAGTCATTTACTATCAACTTATCACTTTCGATTAACATTTTTAAATTGGAACAACCAATTCTCTTTACTTGTGGTGACATTTTAATACCCAACTGTACACCTCTTGCAAAACCAGCACTCAATTGTTGCGGTCTCTTATTACCTGTGAATATCTTCCACAAGTTTTCATACTCCAATTCTGAGTGAAGTGTTTCTGCAATTTGTGGTGTATTATTTATCTCAACCAAGATATATGCATCATTATACATTCTTGCCACATTGTAGATGACAGTAGGAAATAATACTGGTGAAATCGATGAACTATGGTATGATGCAACTTGTTTGTACGGTATTTTTGAGATATCGAATACAGAAAATGCGGATGAATCTAGGTTTTTACCTTCTGAAACGTCAACGGTAATTGCATACAAATGATCTCTCACAACTTCTGCGTCTGAATCTTCTTTAATTGGTTTTTCATAAATCTTAACTTTATCATGCTCATATACAGGATCAAAGTAAACCATTTGTTGAAGTTTCTCACCTGAAATAAGTGTGTTTGTAGAACCTAAGAATTCACATTCAAACTCTTGCCTAAACTGTTCAAGTGAAGTATTTCGGATTGTTTCTTCTTTCCATTTCTCATCACGACCAGGTACCATGGACCAGTGGATTGAGAATGTTTTGTATCCGTTTTTCTTACCAATTGCATCCATCCACAACTTGTAGAATAGATTCATGCCGTTTGGTGTAGACACAATAATAATCTTTGTGGACTTACCAGATGAGATAACAGGATAAACTGAGTTAAAGAATTCGTTTGCAATGTTTGCAGGAACGAACGCAAACTCATCTAAGAATACTACGTTAAATGATCCTCCACGAACCGCAGACGATGAGGTTGACGCTGCAATAATCTTAGAACCATTCTCCAGTTCTACGTTACCTTTGTTCCAGGTAACGATACCTTGTTGCAACCACATTGGAAGATTTTCATATGCAAGTTGATACTTTGCTAAAATATCTCTTGCAAGAGAACCTTTGTTGGCAAGAACTGCAATATTTTGTGAGTCTGTAAACAATGTTAACCATAACAAATATGCAACTGATGTGGTGGTTTTACCAACTTGACGAGGACATTTAGTGATTGCAAATCGATTTTCGTGAAATAACTTAATCATGTCTTTTTGAAAATCCCACATCTTGAACGGCATCAAACCTTGGTCAACGTTAACAATCTTGATGTAGTTGGCTGCAAAATAGACCGGGTCTTTTGCACACTTCATGTATTCTTCAACTTGTTCTTGGGTATACTTCAGTTGAACGCCTATACGTTTGAGTAATGGATTATCTCTGTATGACTCTTTACTTGTTATCATTATTACCTTTAATCAACTTATTCAATTCAGAAGTTGAACCAACAAATATAGCCTTATCGATGTGTGTTGAACCTGATGGTGCATTCTTTTTATCCATCTCACGCATTTGTTTCTGTACTGCAAGAAGTTCCTTGTTCGCATCTACTACATTTTTTAATAGTGTGCCATATACTTCAAATGCTCTTGGGTGTTGACCAGCTTTTGCAATCTGAAGTATTTCTTCCATTGCATCTTTGCCTTGATCGATTAGGTCTTGTAGATTGGATTTGGTTTGTTCGTATGCATCTACCAAATCATCTTCAAGATTTGTGTCTATCAATTCTGTTGTTGTTTTTTCTTTTGGTACAACCGGCAATTCAGCCTTTGGTGAAATATCAAATATTTCTTCCATACTTTTTTCAAATTTATTCATCAATTATCTATATTCAGTTATGTTGGTTGTATATGTATATGAACTATTAGCATTGGCAGATGTTGGATTTGGTGTGATTACTATCTTACTGAATTGTTTTTGTGTAATATTATAACTATTGAAAGTCCAATTAGCAGCAGATTCTAAACCAATTAATGCAGTATTTGATACAAAGTTACCTTGTAAGTTTGAAACTGTTAGTTGTGTATTTGCTGAGTTCCAAGAAACAACTTTTGCGGATGCTGTAGACATTGCACCTGATGCACCTTGATAAACCAATTCACTTGTTTTAAAATTGCCATTACCACCAGAATTCAAATTGAAAGTTATGAACTGATTACTTGTAATATCATTCATAATGTTGGTGATAGAAGTTTTAATTAATCCAGCAGAAGATGTTGCACCAAAAATAAAACCTTTAACAGTAAAGTTTAGTGTCCAAATAATCATTCTTGTATCTGAATCTCTGTCGCCTTCATAAGTTACTTCATATTCTGTATTATTCAGTACGACAGGAACTTCTTTGATGATACCCATTTCAGGAATCATATTCACTTTGATTGTATAATCTGGTGCAAAGAAAGGTAAAATGTGTTCAATGATTTGATTACCATCTTCAATATTTCTTACATACAAGTATAAAGAAAAATCAAAATCATAAGGAACAGGAACATACTGTGAATTGAGTGTTGAACCATTTTGATAAAATTGTTTTGTGTTTGTTATTTGTTTTCGTGATGCATCGTATTTTAATCCATTCATTTCATAAGACATTCTAGGTAATGTCATCATTACTTTTTTGTCTAGATTTGGATCACCTTGTAGACGCATCACATATAATTCTTTTGTTGCATAATCGATAGGCACAACAAAACGTTCTTGTTCTGTCAAATCTGGATTGTAGCGAACTAAAGTGATGTTGTTGAACAAGTCACCAAAAGCGACTGTCAATTTACGAATCATTCTATTATATACTACATTAGCCATTATAGACCACCAATCGGATTAACTTCTGTAGTAACAACATAAGTGTTTGCAGAATTCTGTATTGTCTTATTGTCGTATGGTTCTTTGATTGCAGGTGATGCTAACGGATCAAAAGTTGATAATAAGTATCTTGCATTACTTGTAACACCAATAATAGTTGAACCACCAATAAATTCACCTGCAATATTTGTTACAGATAAAGTATTTGAAGATGGTATCCAAGACTGTACTGTGCCAACAGTAAATGCGTTTGCATATGTATTATCGTTTGATTGAAACACTAATTCTTTTATTGTATATGTTCCTGTACCTGTACCTGTGTTCAAATGAATCGTATATGCAGAATCTGTAACTGCTTGATCGATATCTGTAACACCAGTTGTAATAACTTCTTGTGAATACTTGAATTTTTCCATTTCCATTTCATAGAAATATGGATTCTTTCTACCCAATTGAAAGCCGTCTTTGTTTTGGTCTACGAATTTAATCTCATATAATTCACCGCCACCATTTAAAAACGGTACATAAATCAAGTCACCTTCTCTAGGTCTTGTTAATAGATTTTGTGGTACTCTTTGCTGAAATGCTCTGCGAGAAAGAATTACACTTACTTGATTTCGTATTTCTAATCCAAACTTAGAGAAGAAATCTTTCTCACCCTCATGTCCCATAACACTCGACAAATACATTTCTACTGGAAATGCAGTCTTAAACTTTTTTACTGGGTCTTCACCATACAACAAGTCTCTTGCTGCATCGTTATTGTTAGGCAGATAGTATGCGTCAAAGCCTTGAATCTTAATGGACTCAGTAATCAAATCTTCAACAAGTTTTTGCTCGTTGTATTTGGCGTTATAGTTGTTGAAATATTTGCTGGTCGCCATATTAATTCATCATAAATTCTAACGGTGCACCATATTGTGTTTCCATCTCATCATGTAATGCTTTGATTTCTTCTTCAGCTTCATCAAATGTTTCTTTACCATTCAATGTAACGCCGCCAGGTAATTGAATACCACCAAACTTTTTCATGTTAGAACCCCAAGTTCTTTTGATAAGTGCAGTAGCATATTGTTTTAACCAACGATCATTCCAAACATTTGGATATGCATTTGGATTTACGTTACCATAAGCCTCTGCAACTACAATTGTTCCAGCTGGTGTTTGTTGTGTGCCCCAAGCCCATTCAATATATAGTCTCTGTGTTGCTCTGTTCCAACGAATAGGAACCGAACCACTAAACATCAATTCAAGAGATCGTAGGTGTTGTTGTGTAAGTGTATAATTCACATAGGATGCAGATGTGAAGTCATATAACTCATTTAAACGTAGTTGGTATCTCAAGTCAAACATATTGACATTTGCCTGTGAGTCTGTAGCAGGAAAAATTCGAGAAATACCAATTATCTGAATTAAATTATTGCTTTCATCTCTCACATTAGATGCATCAAGATACTTGTTATTAATATCTGTTTGCGTTACTGTATGAATCCAATAAAATTTCTGTGTAC